GCAAACTACCAGTTTTTATGACGCCAATCCTGGAACTCAAGTGGGAACCGGATCAGTGCCTTTGGACTACGAACTTGCTGATGCACAAACTGCCGCTGACTTGAAGTCGTTCTTGTCGCGACCAGTGCGGATTGCGTCGGTAACGTGGGCTCCATCGGATCCTGTGGGGTTGCTCGCTAGTGACATCCGACCGTGGTTTAGTTTCATGGATCATCCTTCAATCAAGAGCAAGTTGCAGAATTACGCTTTCATCCGTGGAAACTTGAAGCTGAAGATCGTGACCAATGCGTCCCCGTTTTTGTACGGTTCCGTACGTGCTGTGTATCGACCTTTGCCTAGCTTCAAGGCGAGCACTATCAGTTCAACATTCCCAAGTGCCTTGCTACCGTATTCACAATTGCCCGGTGTATGGGTTACGCCAGCGCATAGTGAGGGAGCTGAATTCACGTGCCCGTTCATTTTCCCGCGATCGTTCGCGCGGGTGGGTGTAGCAACCGAAGTTTCTGACCTGGGAAGTTTGGACCTCGTGGTCTACAATCCTTTGTTGAGCGCTAATGGTGCGGTATCATCTGTCACAGTACAGATTTTCGCTTGGTTGGAGGACGTGACGTTGGCAGGACCAACGTTGGGTGCAGCACTTCAGGCGGACGAGTACGGAGTGGGTGCGGTGTCGGCGCCTGCGTCAGCAGTTGCAGCAGCTGCAAAGTCGTTGTCCAAAGCCCCGGTCATTGGAACATTTGCCAAGGCGACGGAGATAGGAGCATCAGCAGTGAGTAACATCGCGAAGCTGTTTGGTTTCACAAACGTTCCAGTCATCGAGGATACAAGCCCTGTGAGAAACTCCCCATTTCCCCAGATTGCGTCCGCCGAGATTGGGTATGTACATGAGAAGCTGGCACTTGACCCCAAGAACGAGTTGTCAATCGATCCGTCCATCGCAGGACTAAGTGGGCAAGATGAATTGGAGATTGCTCATTTTGCACAGAGGGAGTCATTCTTAACTTCTTCGACGTGGTCCAGCAGTACATCACCCGACACCTCCTTGTTCACAAGTAGAGTGTTGCCGGGACTGGGCTATGCAAGTGGTAACACACGTGACTTCACTCCCATGGCGCTATTGTCTACGATGTTTCGAAATTGGAGGGGCGACATCATTTTTCGCTTTCGTTTCATTGCGACTCCATTTCACAAGGGACGAGTTCGAATCAGCTATGATCCTTATTCTGCGTCACTACAAACGACTGGAGATACTGGACCGTATGTGATGAACCGCATTGTGGATTTGGGGGCGGAAACTGATGTGGAGTTTCGTGTTCCGTATCAGCAAGCATTGCCTTGGTGTTACAACTCGGCCCTCTTCTCTTCAACCGCGTGGTCGACTGCCACGTCACCCGGTGTAGCATTGCAGGATACGTTCACAAATGGCTTGATCTCAGTGAAAGTGCTGACAGCATTGAGTGGCCCCACATCTACTTCATCCGTTGCTATGCAGGTCTTCGTGCGAGGAGCAGACAATCTGGAATTCACGAATCCGTCGATTGGGAATTACGAGTTGACTCCATTCGCTCTCCAGTCTGAGGAGTATTACGACACAGGTGCCCCTATGAGCGATGTTATGGGCACAGTCGGTGATCAAGATACGCATCGAGCTCTCGTGAACTTTGGTGAAAGTATCAAATCGTTGCGGACCCTCATGAGACGTCAAAATCTTCTCGACACGGTGTTTGTTCCCACAGCCACAGATGGAACGGCTGGGGTGTTTCAAATACTTCAGACGCGTTTTCCACCGCACTACGGGTACGATGATGATAATGGTCTGAATCTGATGAAGGGTAAGCTTGACCCAAGCAACAACTTCTTCTTCAACATGGTCAAAACCACACCGTGGCACTTGATTTCAAACTGTTTCTTGGCGCAGAGAGGATCGATGAACTGGACTTTCAACCCATCCAAGGGTAGTGACGGTATAGTTTCACGAGTCACACGCTACAACAACACGTTCCCTGGACCCAATCAACGTTATCAAAGCACCCCGATGACCAACACGAACATCACCGAGTATGCTTTTTGGATAAACTCCCAAGCCACCAACGCTGGATCATCGCTCACTCACACGAGCACGACAAATGGTCATAGTTTCGTGGCCCCAAGCTACTCAGCGTTCAAGTTCCAGACTACTCAACCAAGCTGTTCTATGGATCCAGGCGGTCCATCGGAAGGTACGTATGATGGATCTGTGTATGACACCTTGGCGATTGAGTTCCCCTACGACACCGCTAACAACAATGTCTCGGGTATGACTGTGGAGCGATACTTCGGCATCGGTACCGATTATACACTTCACTTCTTCATGAACTGCCCAACATTGAATTATCTGGCAGCATCTTCGCTAGTGCCAGTGTAGAGAAGATACGGTGACTTCTCACATGCATAACCAGAGCAGACCCTCTGGAGTTGCAGAACAAGAGTCTAGACTTTGGTCTGAAGGGGATTAATCCCCATGCATATTGAAGATGGAAGTCTTCACGCAATCAGAAGCGTAAATTCTGACGCAGAGAATACCTGCCTAAACAAACACAATACCATACCTACGTGCAGGATGGGGCGGAACAAAATTCCGCCGGCCCATTCCGGGACCAGATATCAG